TTGATCGATTTCCAATCTTGATACAGCAAAGACAACATGAACTCGAAGTGCAACAACGAGTCATGAATTTTTCGAAACTCAGAGAAACTCATATTTTTTACCGGTATAGAGTTGAGTAAGCTCACGACGGTCAAACTTTTGACGTTTGGCGTCGTTCCACTCCTTGTGCCCAGGTGGGAATTTTGAATCCCACTCATGGATATAGGCATCTACTATCCGTTCAAGCCAAAGGAACGAGGGTCCAAAGGCATTATCAGTGCGAAGAGCACATAACTTTGCAAGTTTCTGAGGAACAGTGAGATCAGTATAATCCCATTTAGCACTCCCAGTCCAACGACGGAATCTGGGATATGGGAAAAACATGTAATCAACATATGTGGTATTCTGGGAGCAAAAGTCCAGCTCAACTACAGGCACAGGAGCATCTGTAGACCACACGATTTCAATATGTTCATTCAATACGGATGAAATGTTTTTAGGATTCCAAACCGGCAATATTTCATCTGAAGAAGACTCCAAACTATCATCACCGACGTGCCGAGCACGTGTATTCTTTCTAAAATAAGAATAAATTGTACTTCCACCTAACTCTGTTAGCGACACCCATGCGTAGTATCGCATCCAACGACAATAAAAAACCGTAAGCCAAATCGTAAGAAAGGACCCGGAAGGAATAGTGTCCGAAGAACGTAAGAGGTCACCAGTGACAGTAACAATATATTTATCGATTTCCGCGCGCATAACATCGCAATAAAATTCAAATTCCTCATTGTCATTGAAGACTATGAACCCGGGAAGGAATTCAAGAAGAAAATATCGTAACCAGTCAAAGGGAACAGACATATCACAGGACGAAAGATCGGCAGCGAACGCATTGGGGAACGCAGCGATGTCATCAACCATAAAGTGCCAGTCACCTTTGTATTTCGAAGCACCCACGCCGCTAGTCCACTGCTTCCACGCCTCTGTAAGGGCGGTTGCAAGCTTAAGCGTGAAACGCATCACCTGAATATTATGTTTCACATCAGATATAACAAAAATTCGGGTTTTGTCGGCTTCTACCTTTTCGACTGGGCGCAGCTCATTCTTAAGCTGAATGCACCAGAATGATTCCGGCTGACCACCATTGTAACACCATTCAAGGTATTCACCATATTTCTCAAGGACTTGACCCTTAGTGGTGAAACCCATTGTATTCCAAGGATAACCAGGGGATTTCGTTTTGTCAATCTCAGTAACCACCTCAGAAAAAGAGGATTGGGCAAACTTGGGGAGAAAGGCAATTTCTCTGCGCATCATATCCCACGCCATCATGGAGGCAGCAGGATTAAATGTTTTGCGCATAATTGAATATTTATTTAGAGCGCGTTTCTCAGTAACGGCACTAATACGGGCAGGGATCCACTCTGCTTGAGGAAAATCTGGAAGCACCGCAAATACTTTTGTCATAGAAGCATCCTCCACAGAACGATCTGTGTATTTACCATTACGGCGGACACTACCAATCATTAGGTACATGTGATCGGGGCTAAATTCCTCGAGCGGGTCGAGATGGACCTTTATAGGGGACGAAGCGTTGAACTTTCGGAAAAAGTCAACCCCCGAACTTAGTTTAAAGGAACAGCATCGCCATTTTTGATGGCGTTGTTGATATGCAGGAAAGAAACACAAAGATTATGAGTCTCTTTGGTTCCAACCTTGACAGCACAAATGTGAACTCCAATGGGTTTACCACTCTTGTCAACAACAAGACAACCTGAATCACCAGGAAGAGAGTTTCCATTATATTGAACTTGAACAAATTCCTTATCATCACCCTTCAACTTATCGAAGAGGGTGAGGCTGCGTTTTCCATCTCGAAGGGATAAACGCACACCATTCTGGTTTTTAACAAACAACTCACTGGGACAAACACTAGTAGACTTGACACAAGGAACCTTACAATTCAAAGTGTAGGCAATATCAACAGGTTTTCCAAGAACATTGATTTGTTTCCAATCATTTAAAGAGACAAGATATGGAGCAAAAGCTGGACCACCAACTTCAGCCATACGTCGGATCACGACATAATCATAAAAGGTCTTAACTCCATCAACATCAACAACATAACCAGCGTTCGCAATCTCAGAGGGGTTAACACAATGAGCTGCAGTGAGAACGATAGACTTAGTACCGTGGGAGTAACCAATACAATTACCTAGCCAAATCAAATCTTTGTCATTAGGGGCAAAGTTTTTAGTAGTAAGATCCTTGGACAATTTACCGCGAACGATACAAATCTCCATTAAGTGGTTATACAAAGGATCAAAATTATCAAGGGAGTCGGGATTAACTCTAGCTTCCTTCGTTTCCTTAGGGACAGCGGGAGTAGCCGGCTTCTTGGGAACTGGTTTTTTCGGAGGGAAAATTCCAGCAGCCTTGTTTTTCTCATAATTCATACGAGTAATCATCATTTGCATGAGCAACTTAGCAGTTGCCTCATCTTTAGGAACAAGAGGGAGAATTGCTTTCTTCAAGGTTTTAGGCCAAGAATCGCAATTCAACTTTTCCCAAGGAAGGTAAATAGAACGCATTCGCAAATAATCTTTTGCAAGATCAGGATCAATATGAGACGGGAGAGCAACAGGCTCTTTAGCAGTGTTAGAACCTTCATTCATACGCTTCTTAAAATCAGCCTCATCCTCAGCATCGTCGGCCCAACTGACCAACCCACCTCGATTAAGAACAATCGGGCGAGCATCGGCAGGGGTCTCACCGGCGGCGATCCAACGACCAGCGCGGCGTTTATTCTGGCGACGACCGCCAGAACCAAAATAAAGAAGAGCATCAGCATCACTTGCGTGATCCCATGCTGAATCCATCGCGAGATAGTCCATGGCATCATCTGGGAAGCCATCCTCTTTGTCTTTCCAATCATCGTACAAGAAGAATCCTTTCTTCTCGTTGTTCTTAATAATAATCGAAGCAAAACGATAACGAACTCCATCAACAACGTCAAAAATCGGAGTTTTAATCCAATCATGAACAGCGAGACAAGCAGTACGAGTTGCAGCAAGAGCGAGTTTAGAAGACTTGCCAACAAATGCAGGCGCATTATTAACAGTAGTATTAACAGAGGTTGCAGCAGCAACGACACTATCAGCCACTTTGGCAACTGCAGTATCAACCTTCTTACCAAGATCGGCAAGAGAAATCTCAGGTTTTTTCTCTTCAGTGGTAGTTACATTTGCCAGCTCCAAACCGGACAAATCAATTTCTGGATCCACCTTTTTACGGGGAAGAACAGCTTTCTTAATCACATCACCATAGAACAGGTAAGCAACACAAAAACCAACAGAAATACCAACTGATACTAATATGACACGAGAAATCGT